TAATAGATCGATTTAAAAATAAAAACCTCTTTGTTGACTTGGCGTAAAATAGACAACCGCTAGCTGTGATTTGACTCATTGTGTAATATTTTATACTTTAAAATTGTACAGACCAAGTACCTGGCGCATAAAAACCTTCATAAGATTTGACCCAAAATCCTTGATCCGGTAACCATTTAAATTGTATACCAGTAGTTTGATTAGTTACGTATTGTGTTTCAAGATATGAAGAAGAATCAGAAAAAAGTGTGTTTTGATCTGAATCAAACACTCTGTCCCAATTGCCATCCGCATTTTTTTGAATGATGTCGTTGGCTGAAGCAATTGTGGTGCCCCATGCTTCCGCAAAATTAGGCACAGTATCAGCCGAAGGATCACCATCATTGTCAGATGCTCGTATGTCAGTCTCAGAAGCTGTTTTGCCATCTGTGTTTATTTTATTACCAATGTCTTCAGTGATAAGATATCTAGTACCAACTGCCGCCCCAGCTGGATTGAATGTAAGGGGATTAATAACAGCATCAACAGAATTAAGGGTATTCGTTGGGATTGAATCTTCATCAATATCAACCAATAATGTAAATTGATCTTGTGGATCTATACTTACTGTTCCAGTTACATTAACAATGATATCGTCACCGTTGATGTTGGTGGTTGATTGTTGAAGTTGTATGGTTGAAATACCGTTTGTAATTGTTTTGTTATACAAAGATTCAAATCTAAGCCAATTAATTTTGTTTCCAAATTGACTTTGAGATTGAAACACTCTATTTTCTATATTGTTTACATGTGTAGAGTTATTTTTTCTTTGTTCACCTAATAATGTAATTCTATTACCTAGTACTAATACAGCATAGTTGCCAGGAGTGACAATTTTGCGTGTTAACAAGTCCGTACCTAATATTCCATCAAGGTCAACTTTTCCTGCTTCTTCATCATAGATACTCATAACAATTTTTTCGATCACGCCAAGTTTTTTAAGTTTTGCTGGCGGAGATATAAAAATAGGAGTTCGAAAAGATAAAGTAGCCACATCAATTTCATCAGCAATACCTTGTGGAATTGCTCGTGATGTAAAAGTAACATTTGTTAATTCAACAAAAGATAAAGATGTCCAATCCAGATAGTTGTCTGTTGTTTGAAGTTCCAGTGCTGGATTGAACAACACTAAAATTTGTTCAAGTATCTGGAGTTTTTGGTCTGTGTTGGTTGTAAAAATATCCGCATTGAAAGTTAATTCAAATGGTGTTGGCATTATTCTTTCAATAGTATGTGATTGTCCAGGCGAGCCCGTGTAGGCGTTGGCAGTCGGATCAAATTCACGTTCTCGTATGTGCTTTTTGTCTACATGATATGGATTATACATTCTATCTCTATCATAAGCCATGTTTGTAATGTAGCATGAAATTTGTGGCGCAGTAATCAATGTGTTTTCAGAACCTTTTTTAAGAATTTGTGCCACCTGTCTACTCATATCCCCATACTTGACTGGCACCTGTAGTGTTTCTGATTCGCCTTTAGAATTTTTGCCTGTGATATATGAAAAATTACTCATCATGCGAATGAATTGTAAAATGTATCTTCTTATCTGTGCGTCATAAAAATGTTGCATTAGTTGTCAGCCTTTGGTTTAAGTAATTTGCTAAGTGCTACTCTTTGATCAGTTGTAGATGATCCGTCTGCTAAAGTAGTTGTCTTAGTATTGTTTATGAATCCTGTTTTTTGTGTTTCTCTTGTGTCAGTATTGGTCATTGTTTGTCTTACATTATCTTCTATTTTAACAAATCTTCTACCATCAAATCTAAACAATCTATTTGGTGAAAAGTCTGTCCTTAATACAAACATTCCTTCAACAGGCTCCTTAGGAAATTTTGTAGACGCAGTAAAAGTCTCGCCGTTGGCAGGGATACCATCTCCTGTGAGATATCCTTCAATATAACCATTGGTCTCAGGGTTGCCAAAGACTTTGTCAACATTAAGATGTCCTGTGTCTGTGGTAACATCATCGTCTACTGTGACTAACGCTACCCGTCCTTCTTCTTCTGTTGGCATGACATACAATTGTTTTGTATTATAACCAGATTGAGGAGCATCCTGTTCTGCCTGGTCAATAACTGCTTTGTTAATTTCCAAGTCTTTGTCTCTAGTTTTTTGTGCGGTGTTTTCATCTTTGTTGCCTAGTATATCACGGAATTCTTGTGCGTCTGTTATGCCTTTTACACGGACTCTGTACAGATGTGGCCACCATGTTCTTGAAAATCCTTCCGCCGCTCTATTGACATCTTCTACTACATAATATCTTTTAAGAGTGTCAGAGTCAGATGTATCTAAACTATTATCATCTTTAAGATGTGGAAGTTCAATAACATCACCGGCCATAATTTTCCTACCAAGTGCTTCTACTATATCTCGGATATGAAAAGTCATAAACAATTGATCATTCTGTAAAAATAAACCAAACTGTGATAGATCAAAATCAATATCAGATACGTTGTATATTACTCTAGTATGATAGACATCTGGATCATACTTGCGATCTCTGTTTTCTAAAAATAATAGGTCTTGAATGGCCAATTCATTCAAAGAATCTCCTGTCCTTTGTGGCTGGGTGGCATCATTTAATTCACCTTGAACATTAGGAGCAATGTATTTGTGTATGTAGGCGTCTGTACCACCAATTTGAAACATTTCACCTATGTTGCGATCAGTGAAGGTAAAATCGTTTCCTTTTTCAGGTTTGAATAATGATAGTCTTGGCATTTTACATATTTATGGTGCTATAAATACACTTATGCCAGACACAGGACTTTCTTCTACTACAGACGCTCAAATTAATGCCGCTAAACAGGAAATTTTTGATTATGTAAGATTACGACTTGGTGACGGAATGATTGAAGTAGAACTTGATCCAGCACACTATGAAATGGCATTCAAGACAGCTGTTGACAAATTCCGTCAGCGTTCGTCTAATTCGGTAGAAGAATCATATGGTTTTCTTGAACTAAGAGAAAATCAAACACAATACACTTTGCCAGCAGAAGTAATTAATGTTACAAGAATTTACAGACGTACAGTTGGAGGTGCTTCTGGATCCGAAGGAGGTTCAGCATTTGATCCATTTGAATTAGCATATACAAATGTTTATTTGTTACAGACAGGTAGAATTGGTGGACTTGCCACTTATAATATGTTCGCTGGATATCAAGAATTAGTTGCTAGAATGTTTGGTGGATTTATTAATTTTAAGTTTGATCAACCAACAAGAAGGCTTACTATTTTTAGACGACAGCGATCAAAGGAAATAGTTCTTATAGAACAGTACAACCATCGTCCGGACTTTATATTACTATCCGACATCCATGCCAAACCATGGATTAGAGAATACACACTTGCTGTATCTAAGTTTACACTAGGTGAAGCTCGATCTAAATTTTCAATTATAGCAGGCCCGCAAGGTGGTGGTTCACTTAATGGTGATGCACTCAAAAGCGAAGCAATGAATGAAATGGAAAAACTAGAACAAGAAATCGGAAACTATGCTGAAGGTGGAACTCCTTTGTCCTTTACAATAGGATAATTTTTCTATATAATAATTTAATGATCATAGGCATATGTGGACTGATTGGTTCAGGCAAAGGCACAGTTGCTGACTATCTTATTGATCAACACAACTTTAAAAAAATCTCATTTGCGGACAAACTTAAGGATGCAGTCGCAGAAATGTTCGAATGGCCAAGACAAATGGTTGAGGGAATCACACCACAATCCAGAGATTGGAGAGAAAGGCCAGATGCTTTTTGGAGTTCTGAAATGGGGGAAGATATAAGTCCAAGACATGTTCTACAAGTATTTGGTACTGAATGTATGCGACATGGATTTTTCGACGGAGTGTGGGTGAGTCTTGTAAAGAAAAAAATCCAAGAAAACCCACACACAAATTGGGTGTTACCTGACACAAGGTTCCCGAATGAAGTCAATATGATTAAATCAATTGGAGGAGCAGTGTGGTGCGTTAAACGTGGCGAAAATCCTTTTTGGTTCGATCAATATCTATCCAAAAGAATAGAACCAAAAGATGTTCATCCATCTGAATGGGCATGGGCACACAGCGACTTTAATGTTGTTATCGAAAACAATTCATCGCTATCTGACCTGCATTCAACTATATCTAAAAATATTATTGATCTGCGGTAAGATCGCCTTGTCGCCAACCAGTTTTTTTAACATGAATTAATCGATTACAGTTAGCACAAACTGTTTTAAGATTACTTGAGATATTATTTGTCATGTTGCCATCAATGTAATATACATCTAGTTGATAAGGATGCTGTGCTGTAAAGCCGCACATTTCACATGATCGTTTTTTATCATATCCTGACCTTTGCCAGGCAGGTGTTGTAATTACAGAACTAGATGTTTTTTTGATACAGGAATCACATTTTTTTCTGTAATAAACTTTGTTGCCACGTCTATAATTGTAGGCAGCTGGTTTGCTGTTACATTCTTGACA